TTAATTTGTTGCCCCTGTTTTTTTTTGTTGACAAGTGATTTTGGTTACTGGTATGGGTAATACAACGCAAACAACATAAGGATAAAGCTTATGCAAAAGAAACTATACAACGTCAAGATTGACTTAGAGGTTTGGTATGACCGCAACTTTGAGATTGAGGCAACCTGCGAAGATGAAGCAAGGAACATAGCACATGACATTGCCAGAGAGCAGACCATGCACCTCATTGGTGCTGACATAGATGTGGAAAACGATGGTGGTTGGACGTATGTTGACCAAGATTATCACACTGTACATGTAGAGTTAGAAGAATGAACTGCTGGCACTGTAGTCACGAACTGATATGGGGCAGTGACCATGACATATCAGATGAAACAGAAAACTTTAGTATCCTTACAAATTTGCATTGCCCTAATTGTGGGTGTGATGTAGATGTTTGGTATCCAAAACAGGAGACTGACGATGCCCAAGTATGAAGTAACCCGAAGCTATACAGTGGAATGTGTTGCCACCGTTGACGCTGAATCCGTTGACCAAGCCAAGCGTATGGCCTTTGAACCTGATTTGATTTGGAAAGAATACGATGGTAATTACCACTCACAAGTAGAAGTAGAGGAGATTGATGATGATGATGCTTGACCTACCAAAGAAAGAAGTTAACGCTATACTGGTAGCACTTGACGCAGAGATTGAGATGCAATTAGGTGGCAGACCTGTTGACTGGGAACGATTTCCAGAGGTTGCCGCACTGTTGATGGCGTATTATAACACACGTTGTAAGTTTGAGGAGATTGATAATGTTTGACCCAAATAAAACCTATGGTGCAGTGGTATGGGATATGTCGATAGCCGTAACGGATTTTGAAGCGGATGATTATGTCCGTAATGAGGATGACACAGTCAAGCTGTTTAACATGCCCAACTACGACTACTCATACATCTGTGATGACCTAAATGTAAATACCTTAGTCGGGCATGAACGTGAGGGAAGCGACGTAATGGTTTTGCACAACGCGGTTTTTACTGTAAAAGATTTGAGAGACCGTCTTAACCAAGTTGGACTACCCTTTGATGAAGTTGATAGCGGTGCAGAGGGTATAATTTGTTTAGCGTTTGCAACAGATGATGAGGAGTACAATGATTAAAGCATATAAACTAATCATGGACAGTAAGCACAACCCACTGTCACGCATACCAGACAACAACACACGGCACATGGTAATGCAGGTGCTGGCATGGATGTGGTGTATTATCTTTGGTATGTCTGTCGGGTCTGTCACTGTCTTTGGTATTAGTGCCGTAGCACACGCCCTGTTGATAGCTGGTGTGTTTATTACTACAGGTGTATTTGAAACAGCCAGACGTAGGCCACAGTATTTTGGTGGTCTGGGTAGAGGCAGAGGAGGTGAACATGATTGAACAAGACCGCAAGAAACTACTGAAAGTAATCAACCTGCTAAAAGACATCGGCATGACCACCGATGACAAATGCCCTATCACATACAACCAAGTGTGTGAATTGCAGGATGCTGAATATGTATTGCGTGGGATTGGTGTATTCGCCAAGCCTAAATGCAAAGAACATGGACAGCAGATGTATTGGGCAGACTATGAGTACGCCGAAGATGTAAGGGGGGATGACGATGAGTAACACTATGCGAGAACACAGAATCATGGCTAGTTCACCTGACCTGCTGGAAGGTAGAGTAGAGGACTACATGGATATGTATAACCCATTGGGTTACATGACTAGAATGGTAAAGCCACCATACTTCAATGAAGAACTGAATGTATGGATGGCTGTAATAGAAAGGCTGGACAGTTGTGATTGACACAGCTTATCTTATATGATATAACTGCATCTTACACAAACAAAAGGAGAATAGATATGCCATTAGAATACATCCCTGAGAACCTTGACTTCAAGGTAGACTTTGAACCAACAAGAGTTAGTGACAAGAAGTATGTCATCAATCGTAGCACTGCTGAACCTATCGCCATCGTTGGCAAGGACTTCACCTGTGCATCACATGGTGACTTCTTCCGTAGTGTCATGGACACAGTGACAGAGAACCTTACCTCACATGAGGTGGATGGTGCTAACATTGCATGGCGTGATGCTCATCACAATGGCTGGGCTATGATGGACATGACCCTGCCTAATGTGAAAGCTAAGATTACTACCCCGAAGCATGAGACTGAGGTAGCACAGCGCATCATTGCATTGCATGGTGTGGATGGTACGTGTTCAAACACTGTGCTGTTCGGTGCTATCGACTTCTTCTGTACCAATGGGCAGATACGTGGGGAGCATGACAAGGTACGCCGTAAGAATACCAGTGGCTTTGACCTTGACACATTCATTGGTCAGCTTAACCGTAGCAAGCAGGACTTCTATGCACAGTCAGAACGCTTGCAGGGCTGGGCTAACAAGCCTCTAGTGTACACAAATGTACGTGACATGCTTCACTCTCTGCTCAAGTCAGAGAAGGTAGGTGACAAGATGCTTGGGCTGTATGCTCAAGAAGCTAACGTCCGTGGTCACAATGCTTGGGCTTTGTACTCTGCGTTCACTAACTACTCAAGCTATGCTGATGACCGCAATGGTTTCAAGCTACGTAACACTGGCGGTGATACTGAGGCAGTGAATATGTTTCAGCGTGAAGCAAAGGTAGCACAGTGGATTGAAAGCAAGCAGTTCAAGGAGTTGTTAGCGGCATGATGAAGACAGTTCAGCAACTCGTTGACAAGTACTATACATCTAACGATTACAATATGTTACGTGATAGAACTAAACAAGACTATCAATACTTCTTGCGTGTAATGTGTAAGGAATTTGGTGATGTAAAGTATGATGAGTTGACAAGTAAGCAAGCCAAACACGCTTACGAAGAGTGGGTTGCGCGGGGCATCAGCCTCGCCAATCACACCTGTACTGTCTCATCTATTGTGTATCGCTATGCTATTGAGATGGAGTATGCAACAGTCAATCCATTTGCCAGTGTCAAGCGTAAGACAGCACCTCAACGTAAAGTTGTGTGGACTGAGGACAATGTACGTCAATTCCTCGACACTGCATACAGTGACTTTCAGTGGCGTAGTCTTGGCTTGATTGTACACATGGCATACGAATGGTGTCAGCGACTAGGTGACATGCGATTACTGACATGGGATAACCTTGACCTGCATGAGAAGAAGCTGTACTTGGAACAGTCGAAGCGCAGGGCAACAGTTACACTACCCATTGACGATGACTTGCTGTCTATGCTGACGCAACAAGAGGCTGACTTTGGATTCCAAACCTACGTAGTGCCACGTACAAGCCCCGTACAGGGCGAGTACCACCCATACAGTATGGAGAGGCTATCCAAAGCTGGTCGGGCTGTCATGCGCGAAGCTGGGCTGTCTGATGAACTACGACTGTCTGACTTACGAAGGACTGGTACGACACAGATGGTCGAAGCTGGTGTACCTATGGGACAAATCATGTCGGTAACAGGACACACTAACCCACAGTCAGTTAAACCTTACATGAAGAATACGTATGCCTCTGCAAATAATGCGTTGACAACTCGTAAATCTCATGGTAAAAGCACTTAACTGCCACACAGAAAGAGATATAGTTATGAACATATATAACATAGTAAGTGATTTAGATATACCTAATGGACACACGCACAGGATGAACTGCCCATCATGTAATGGGACAAAGACATTCACTGTAACCAACAACATGGGTAAACTTATCTGGAACTGTTACAAGGTATCTTGTGGTGTGTCAGGTGGTACTCGTGTCCATCTTACAGTAGATGATATACGCCGTGGCTTCACAGGTGCAGAAGACTTTGCAGATGAGAAGTTTGAACTGCCTACCTACATCGTACCGCACCGTAACAAACGTGCAGTAGTCAAGTGGTGTGCTGAGTGGGGTATCCACGAGGATGAGCATGGCTTGATGTATGATGTCAAGGAAGACCGTGTGGTATTCCCTGTTGTACATGATGGCAAGCTGGTTGACGCAACTGGTAGGTCATTGAGTAAGCGAATACCTAAGTGGAAAAGATATGGAAATAGTGGCTTGCCTTATGTCTCTGGACATGGTAAAGTCGCAGTAGTTGTTGAGGACTGTGTGAGTGCAACCGTTGTTGGTTACGGTTCCTTTGTCGGGGTTGCGCTTCTTGGAACATCGTTGCAAGAGTCGCATAAAAGGTATCTCTCACAGTTCTCAACGGCAATCATAGCGTTAGACCCCGATGCTCTACCTAAGACGCTACACATGATGAAGGAACTACGAGGACACGTTTCGGATGTTCGCGTATTGAGGTTGGTGGATGATATAAAGTATAGAAACCCGACAGACATGGAGAAGCTAGATGCTCTCCGCAGACAGATAGGAGAATAACCACATGGAACTTACATTGATAAGAAGCCTAATGGATAAGGAGTTCTACGATGACCATCGTGGTTCGCGCTGTCCTACACGCTTGTTCAGCAAGGACGTGCGTAAGATTAAAGAGTCTATTGATACGGCTATGGATAGGTATGAACGTACTGTGACACCTGATGAGATAGAGGCATTGTTCATGTCGAACAACCCGACACTCACCACTGCACAGAAGCAAGCCTATACATCTCTGTTCAATACCATCAAGCGTGAGCAACCTATGGGTGGTGACGTAGCACAAGAGGTGCTGTCCAAACTATTCCAGCAGGTTATCGGTGAGGACGTAGCCAATATCGGATTCGATATGGTCAACGGTTCTGCCGCTACACTTGAAGCACTACGCAATCTACTTGAGCAGTATGGTGATGACTTCACTCCTAATCTGAAGATTGAGTGGGATGACATCAGCATTGAGACATTGATGGCAAAGGCTGAACTAGAAGCCAAGTGGTCATTTAATATACCTAGCGTAACACGTAAGGTTGAGGGTGTCAGTGGTGGTCAGTTGATTGAGGTAGGCGCACGGCCTAACACTGGCAAGACTTCCTTCCATGCCAGCTTAATAGCCGCGCCGGGTGGGTTCGCATCACAGGGTGCTAAGTGTGTCATCCTATGTAATGAGGAACCTACCCACCGTGTTGGTGCTAGATACTTGACAGCCGCCGCAGGTATGTCAGCCCGTGATGTTAAGGCTAACATGCAAATGGCTAGGTCATTATACGAACCAGTGATGAGCAACATCAGAATAAAAGAAGCTGGTGGTCGTGACATGAATTGGGTTGAGTCTGTATGCAAGTCATACAAGCCTGACATACTTGTGCTTGACATGGGTGATAAGTTCCAGACTGCTGGTAGCTTCTCTCGTCCTGACGAAGCACTCAAGGCTTGCGCTATTCATGCTAGACAGATAGCCAAGACGTATGACTGTGCTGTATTCTATATGTCTCAGCTATCAGCAGAGGCAGAAGGACGGTCACAACTTAATCAGTCTATGATGGAAGGCTCACGTACTGGTAAGGCGGCAGAGGCTGACCTTATGATACTGATTGGTAAGTCACCTACAGTTGAAGGACAGGAAGAAGATAGCCCACTACGTCACATGAACATCGTGAAGAACAAGCTGAATGGCTGGCACGGTATGGTGAACTGTGAATTGGACTATCTGACAGCGAGGTACGAAGGATGAAGCTAACACTTGATGTAGAGAACACTGTCACCAAGCGTGGTGGTAAGATGCACCTTGACCCCTTTGAGCCAGAGAACTCACTGACTATGGTGGGTATGCTGACTGACCAAGGTGTTGAACGTATCGTTACCTTTGACCACAGTGAGGTAGATGCAGATGAGTATGGACACGTATTGGTACAAGAGTTTCTTGATGCCACTACAGTTCTCATCATGCACAATGCGGCACACGACTTGCTATGGCTATGGGAGTCAGGCTTCACATATGATGGCCCTGTGTTTGACACTATGCTTGCAGAGTATGTGCTACAGCGTGGTATCAAAGAGCCGCTATCACTTGAGGCTTGTGCTGAACGCTATGAGTTGGATACTAAGAAGCAGGACACACTCAAGGAGTACTTCAAGAAGGGTTACTCTACTCGTGATATACCGCACGATGAGTTGTCTGAGTATCTATCTGCTGACCTACATGCTACACAGCAACTGTCTGACAAGCTAGTGTATCGCCTTAACACAGAGGCAGATGCAAGGCTCATGCCTACAGTGACACTCACTAATGACGTAGCTGTATGTCTGTCACGTATCTATCAGCGTGGATTTAGTGTTGACGTTGCCAAGCTGGATGAGGTGCGTCAAGAGTTTGAACAGGAGAAGCGTCATCTTATTGACGACTTACAAGTTCATGTACGTAAGCTGATGGGTGATACACCTATCAACCTCAACAGCCCAGAGCAGTTGTCGTGGGTTATATACAGCCGTAAGATATTAGACAAGCCCTATTGGGGCAACGCTATTGACCCTTACATGGCAGACGCAGACTTCCGTAGCCTCATGGCTGGCGGTACAGAACGTGTGTACAAGACAACAGCAAAGCAGTGCCATGAGTGTAATGGTACAGGCCAGATAAGAAAGGTAAAGAAAGATGGAAGTCCATTCGCTAACACAAATAAATGTCCACGTTGTAGTGGGGCTGGTTATACTCTTATACCTAGTCAGCACTTGGCTGGACTAAAGTTCAAGCCACCGTCTGCTAAGTGGGCTAGTGCCAATGGCTTTAGTACCAGCAAGACTAACCTTGAGTTGCTTGAGTCTGTTGCTAAGTCTAAGGGTATGACAGATGCAGTTGACTTCTTGACTAAGGTACGTAGGTTGTCAGCCGTTGACACATACCTGTCATCATTCGTTGATGGCATTGCACTACACACCAAGCAAGATGGCAAGCTGCATGTCCGTCTGCTACAGCACCGCACTGCTACTGGCAGGTTCTCTGGTGCTGACCCTAACATGCAGAACATGCCGCGAGGTGGAACCTTCCCTGTTAAGAAGGTATTTGTATCACGGTTTGCTGGTGGTAAGGTAATGGAAGCTGACTTTGCACAGCTTGAGTTCCGCGCCGCCGCATTCCTATCACAAGATGGAGTTGCGATTAATGAAGTATCTACTGGATTTGATGTACATGCGTATACCGCTAAAGTTATTACCGATGCTGGTCAACCTACGAATCGCCAAGATGCGAAGGCGCACACGTTTGCACCACTCTACGGAGCAAGTGGATACGGACGGTCACAATCAGAGGCCGCATACTACAAGCACTTCAACGAGAAGTACAAGGGAGTCTCAGCTTGGCACTCCCGACTGGCTAAAGAAGCTGTAAACACTAGGCATATTACTACGCCATCAGGTAGGCAGTTCGCTTTTCCTGATGTTGTACGTAAGACTAATGGTACAGTATCATTCTTTACCCAGATAAAGAACTACCCTGTGCAATCATTTGCTACGGCAGACATAGTACCTGTTGCATTGCTACACATTGACGCATTGTTGAAGGACATGCGTAGCTGTGTAGTCAACTCAGTACATGACAGTATTGTTATTGACGTACACCCTGACGAAGAATCGCAGGTTATCAATGTCATCAACGCTACTAATGATGCACTACCTTCACTCATCACATCCCGATGGGGTGTGGTGTTCAATGTACCACTACTATTAGAAGCAAAAATAGGAAAGAATTGGCTTGACGTAGTGGATGTAACCTGATATAACTATGGAACTTAACTCAGAAAAGGAGATACAACATGACTGAACTTACAACAATTGATACTAACAACTACGCCGCCATGTCTAAAGCAATGGGCATTGCCCATGAAGGTGGCTCTACTAAGCAACAGACTAGCACACTGGCACGACTACGCATTCATCACACACCTATCATGGGTGAGGCAGAGGTGAATGGTAAGCGTGTCAACATGGAAGTGATTGAAGGTGGACACTACAAGCTGGAGATTCCAGATGGTCCTACCTACTACGCTAAAGACATCAAGGTGCGTCCATTCATGCAACGCTTCATGTACAAGAAGTTTGTCATGGCATCTGGTGCTACCCCCAATCGTTACGTCAAGACTGTGATGAGTGACAACATCAACATGGACTTGAAAGACAACGATGGTGGCTTCAACTGCGGTAAGCCTTCTGGTTGGATTGAAGACTACAAGTCATTGCCAGAAGCTACTAAGGAACTAATCAAGTCTGTCAAGCGAGTACGTGTAGTACTAGGTACGGTTGATTTGATTGAGCCTGTAGATGCAAGTGGTAACTCTGTAGAAGTACAGACTACACCATTCATCTGGGAGATTGATAATCGTGATGCCTTCAAAGAAGTAGGCTCATGCTTTAGCAAGCTGGCTAAGATGAAGCGTCTTCCTGTACAACACATGATTTCTGCACAGACAGAAGAACGTAAGCTACCTAATGGTAGTAGCTTCTATCTACCTGTAGTTAGTCTGGACATTACTAAGACAGTCGAACTGTCACAGGATGACCAGAACAGGTTCGCTGACTTCATGGCATGGATTGAGAACTACAATACATACATCATCAATACCTACGCAGAGAAGGCTGTCAGCAGACACGACAACGACTTGGATGACGTGGATGTTGATGGTATTGTTGACATCGAAGTTGAAGAAGAGGTAGCATAATGAAACACCCTGCTGAACTGGCGTTACATCAGTACATGACTGATGCTATTAATGGTAGTAGCACTATGTCAGAGGATGCAATCAAGCAAGTTGCTGATGATGTATCCGATGCACTGAAGCGTCAGTTCGGTGGGGGTAAGGCACGGGGTGACTTCCGGTTACGTATGTCTAATGTTGGCAGACCTAACTGCCAGCTATGGTATGACAAGAACAAACCAGAAGTTGCCCTGCCTTTCCCTACCACGTTTATGATGAACATGATGCTTGGAGACATCGTTGAAGCTGTCTTCAAGGGCTTGCTAAAGTCTGCTGGTGTGCAGTACGAAGATGCAAGCAAGGTTACACTAGAGTTGAAAGACGATAAGATAAATGGTGAGTACGACATAGTAATTGATGGTGCAGTAGATGACGTTAAGTCAGCATCTAACTGGTCGTATCAGAACAAGTTTGAATCTTATGATACACTAGCATCAGGAGATGGCTTCGGTTACGTAGCACAGCTTGCTGGTTACGCCAAGGCCGCTGGCAAAAAGGTTGGTGGATGGTGGGTAGTGAACAAAGCTAACGGCGAGTTCAAGTACGTACCAGCTACAGGCTTAGACCTAGATGCAGAGGTTGATAAGATACAGGCAACGGCAGATACATTGAAAGAGAACAAGTTTGAACGATGCTTTGAACCAGTACCTGAGACATTCAGGGGTAAGGAGACAGGCAACAAGGTACTCAACGATGGCTGTAGGTTCTGTAATTACCGCTTTGATTGCTGGGATACTCTGACTGAACTACCAGCAGTAATGTCCAAAGCTAAGTCACCTCCGACTGTATCATACATAGGAGATGTAGTTGCACCATAAGGCATGGAGAACCGCACGTAAGTATGGGTATCGTAGTGGGCTAGAGTTGACTATTGCAGAGAGATTGAAGGCAGATAAGGTATCATTCAGATACGAAGCTGTTAAGATTGAATGGCAAGACCTAGCCTACCGTACCTATACACCTGACATAATACTTGACAATGGTATTATCATTGAAGTAAAAGGCAGGTTCATGGCGGCAGACAGACGCAAGCATCTTGAAGTTAAGAAGCAACATCCTAACTTAGATATACGGTTTGTGTTTGAGAACAGCCGTAGTAAGATACGTAAGGGGGCAAAGTCATCCTATGGTGATTGGTGTACTAAGAATGGATTCAGATACTATGACCGAATCATTCCAGAGGACTGGCTCAAAGAGAAAGGAAAGGATAAACACCCTGACTTTATAAGTCACCCAAACTCAACAGTGAAGAGGAGAACCAAGAAATGAACAAAGAAGATATGATGGAGAAGATACAAGACGAAGACTTTATAATACGAGTGAGACCTTTTGCTGATGACGATGGTACGTGGAGTGGAGAGATAGACATCTCAATCATGGCGTTCCCTGACAATCCTATGGACGATGATGGTTACAATCAAATCATGCACTTCTGCAAGATGATATGTGCGACTGTACCTATCATGGAACAAGAAGAAAGCATACGTAAATTAGTACATGAATATGTTGAAACTATGATTGACAACGAGATAGATATTGATGTAGAACTAGAGGAAGAATGTAAGGTCGAGAAAGAGTATGATGGCAATGTAGTCCATCTTAACTTCACAACTAAGACAGGGGGTTCAGCATGAGACATGAGACATACATGAAACAGATGATGGAAGATGAAGCAGAGCAAGCTGGCAAGGAAGCCTATGGTGGTGTGGATATGGTGAATAGTCCACCACACTACAACCAGACAGGCATTGAGTGCATACATGCTATCTCTGCCGCTACTGGTGATGGGTTCAAGCATTACCTGCAAGGTAACATACTCAAGTATCTCTGGCGGTTTGACTACAAAGAGAAGCCAGTAGAAGACTTAGAGAAAGCCAAGTGGTACTTGGATAAGTTGATTGAAGAGGTAATGGCAGATGGTAAGAGTTAAAGCGTTCATTACTATTGACATTGATGAAGAAGAGTACCCCATCCCTGCCGATGGTAAGGTGGGGGAAGAGATAGAGGATGGCATACGTGAATACTTCTATGACGTAGACGGTGCTGATATTAGAACAATACGAACTATAACGGAGTGAGAGATATGAAAAGCAATTACCTACCAACAGACTATCAAAACTTCATCGCGCTATCACGGTATGCCCGATGGAAAGAAGATGAACAACGACGTGAAACATGGGGTGAGACAGTAGAACGATACTTTGATTACATGAAGAATCACCTGTACTCTACCTGCAATTATGTATTGGATGATGGCCTACGCAGTGAACTAGAGCAAGCTGTACTGAACCAAGACATCATGCCTAGCATGAGAGCCTTGATGACATCTGGCCCTGCACTAGACCGTTGCCACGTAGGGGCATACAACTGCTCATACGTCCCTGTGGATAGCCCTAGAGCATTCGATGAGACTATGTACATCCTAATGTGTGGGACAGGTGTAGGCTTCTCTGTGGAGAGACACAATATAGAGAAGATGCCTACAGTTAATGAAGACATGCATGAGACGGATACAATAATCAAGGTAGGTGATAGCAGACCCGGATGGGCTAAGTCACTACGTGAATTGATTGCTATGCTGTATGCTGGTCAAGTACCTAAGTGGGACGTGTCACAAGTACGTGCCGCAGGTGAACGACTAAAGACATTCGGTGGTAGAGCATCAGGCCCAGAGCCACTGGAAGAACTATTTCAGTTCGTCATTGACAAGTTTAGGGGTGCGGCAGGTCGTAAGCTGTTCCCTATTGAATGCCACGACATCATGTGTAAGATTGGTGAGGTTGTTGTAGTCGGTGGTGTACGCCGTAGTGCATTGATTTCATTGTCTAATCTTAATGATGACCAGATGGCACATGCTAAGTCAGGTATGTGGTGGGAGAATGAAGGGCAACGTGCGTTGGCTAACAACTCTGTAGCGTACAAGGGCAAGCCTGAGATGGGTACATTCATGCGTGAATGGGTGTCACTGTACGAGAGTAAGTCAGGTGAACGTGGTATCTTCAACCGTAAGTCAGCACAAGTACAGGCCGCTAAGAATGGCAGACGTGATGCTGACCATGACTTCGGTTGCAATCCTTGCAGTGAGATAATCTTACGCCCATACCAGTTCTGTAATCTGTCAGAGGTAGTAGCACGTGCTGGTGATACACAGCAAACACTAAGTAACAAGGTACGCTTGGCTACAAT